AAGGGGATTTCATCCCAAACGAAGGGCTCATCGCCCCCATCCCCTACGCTAGGTTTGGGTCTGTACCCATTGCTGCAGCCATAATTTCACCGAAGCAACGGAGGTCAAGAGCGTCTTCTAATGCAGACAAATCGTTAGCAAGCTCTGGGTCGGCTTTTCTAAGAGCTACCGATGCTGCCTGTACCATTCTGTCAATATCTTCATCCGTCATTCCAGCTTCATCAGTTGCCTTCATTTCGTTAGCAACCTTCATGAACTCTCGCAAGTGACGAATCGTAAGAGGCTTAACAACTCTTGTCTTTCCATCAGCGAATACAATTTCTGTACCCTTGAAAAGATCAATATTTTTTGCGTTCACTTAATACCATCCTTTTAATTTAAAATAGGGAAAACCCCTTGATTAACTATGATACCACAGTCATCAAGGGGTTCGCCTAAGTTTGGTACAACTATATTTTTATATTACGATTGATCAATAATCTTGCCGTATTCGTAACCCGTATCTGCTGGGTTAGGGAGAACACGGAATGAAACAGCGAACATCGTTGCCTCTGCTCTCTTCATTGAAATCATTGACGATTCAAACGAAACTGCTCGCTTAGTGTTAAACTTACGAGTCTTCGTAACCGATGCGGTTGAACCTGGTGCGTTTCCAACGATCTGCAATGCATATTCGTATGGATACACGCTCTGTGAACCGAACAGGAAAGTCTTGGTATTTGCACCATCGTTGTTTACTTTGATGTCATCACCATTGTCTGTTCTGTCATAGCTCCAAGCAATTGCCAAGTTGTTCAGCGTTGCTTCAGCCAATGTTGTCTTCAACATGACCTTAACTTTTGATTGAATAACCTTAGCTGCGTCACCGTACTGGTCAATTTCAATGTCAACCATGTCTGGTTCCCATGAAATTTCAACACCACCTTGGGTTGCGCCAATATCACTCAATGAATCAAAATCACTATTCGTCATAGTAATGTTTGAAGCACCGACTTTAACAGCTGCCTCACCTACGACAATATTTGCAGTTGTAACTGCCATAATGTTTCCTCCTATTTACTCAAGGACAAATATTTTCTTGCCCCTTTTATCACGCCATCTTGCGAACTTAACGGCGTGATCAATTTTTACTTCATTTGAACGGCTTCCGATCCCGAGACCTTTTTGCCATTCAAACTCATAACTATAAGAACCTAATCTTGCGGTAAAGCCAGGGGTTTTACCGATGTATGTAATTACATTATACTTCATATATATTTATGATACCACAAATGTTAATTCTATTAAGCATTGTCTACAGATAATATACTAAAATCAAGATCCATCTGATACCAACCCAACTTCTCAAGCGGCTCCATTGATGAAGCCGTGACTAGCTGTGTTGAGAGAACTCTGACATTCCCTGGTGCTGGACCACCAGACTTTTGAATCTGATCTCCACGACCAAGTAAATAAATCATTCTTTCTGCGATAGAGAAAAGCCTATTCACATCCGTGTCATAAACTGAATAACGGATGGTGTCTCTTCTTTGCCAATAAGCCTCAACGGATGGAATTGAGGGGCTGTAGAAGTAGATCACAAATGGAGCCGCCTCATCTCCATAACCAACTACAGGGAAGAAGTTCATAGTCTTACCAGCGACATTAGCAAGCGTTGAGTCGCTTGTTAAGTATGTATTTATGTCATAGACACTAATAGGCATTTTTAGAACTCCTTAGCATTCGGGAAGTCTGGTCCAGTCGGTACCGAGCCTCTTGAACCAAACCCAACATATCTTAGATGGTTATTTATTTCTCTTACAATCATCTGTCTCATTTCAGCTTTAATATCATTTCTCTTTGATCTAATTGCAGAAACCCTTGAAGCACCAAAAACACCATCTCCACTATTTGATGTTCCTTCACGGAATGAAAGAGCTTGTTGATTTCTTGGTCTAATAACAGTTCCACCTTTTCTACCACCCAACAAGATTGCTGCACCAATAGCGGCGTTATACCCATCTCTTCTTGACGGGACTTTGCCACTAGTCGCTGGAGACATGGTTAGCTTCATCCCAGATGCACCAGTTCTTTGAATAGCGAATTGGAAGTACTTCGCAGCCCTTCCGTATTTAACAAGCACTTTAGGTGCTTCTATAGCAACAGCTGACATTGCACTTGACTGTGCGGCAGTAATTCTGTTTGGAAAGGTATCAAAAAATAAAGCAGCAGCCTCTGTTTGAATTGAAGCAGATTTGTTTACTGTAATCTTAAGCACCTTCAATCACCTTCCTCGCTGTCAACAAGATGTGATTAACCTTTCCATTAAAACCCATCTTTTTCTCTATATTGATGATTTCAAAAGGTCCAGCCTCTATGACATTAGAATACCTATCTCTTACATTCTGTATTCTATTCCCGTAGTCGGCAAGAGATGAGCTTGTATGAGAAATGTAGAACTGAAACTCATCAATGTTTGCAGTATATGGAGCAATTCTTCTTTCGCTTGATACAGCTTGAAACATAGCTTTTACATCTGAATTAAATGTGAATGTAGTGACTCTTTGACCAGCACTGTTGGTTGTTGTTGCTTTAGTATAAATTCCTATTTTATGGGGGAATCTAAGATAGGTTTTTTCCATCTTCTACACCACATAATCCATCACAAACAATGTATAGTCCATCAGCAGAACATCAGCATCAATATTGCCAGTAGATTCGTAGAACTTATCAGAGAAGTGCAAGTCAATAGCATCCATGTCAGCTCTCTTAATACCATGAACCCTGTATTGATTATCATCATTCATTTGGTCAGCAATTAAAAGACCCGCTGCTTGCTCAATATTGTTTGGAACAAATTGCCAGCCATAATCGCCATTAATGGTGTAAGAGCTTGTCTTGTAAAATTTATTTACAAGCATGAGCACATTTGGGCTATCAAGAGTTGATCTTTTAAACTTAATGTAGTATGTTGCTCCAAAGTTATGAGGCTCTTTAGCCTTTTCTATATTATTAACCGTTGCATCTGCGTAATTATGAATTACAGTTTCATCACTCGTTCCAACATCAGCTGTGACCGTTCTAAGAGCTGTTATAGGAAAAGGAAGATGAAGAGAATTTCTTCCAGATCCAGAAATCTCTATTGTCTTATTTGGGTAATATTCAAATGATTGTCCACAGAAAGTGTTGATAATATTTCTTACTTTTTTTTCTATTTTATCAAACTTGTCATACCAATCAGCTTCAAGCTCTGGGTAGTCTTCAAAGAAGGTGTCAATGTCAATGTACGGCGTATAGACATTAAAGTATTGTGACTGCGTATATGATGTTGCACTTATCGTATATGTAAAATCAGCACGATATCTTCCCGCAGCATTTAGTATATAGATACCAGAAGCCGCTTGACCGTAAGTGATAGTGTAAACACCAGCACTTGATCTTGTTGCGTTTGTTGGACCAGAAACAAGTGATCCAAACTCATGATACAAACTAACTGACACCACATTAGATGTAGGGTCGCTTGGAAGCGTTAGAGTTAGCGTTTTACTTGTTTCAATCTTTACATCATCCATAGTTCAATTATAACAGAATAAGGGTTTTATACCCTAGAATGTTGACATTGCTACATCAACAGCTAAATCAGAAATATCAACTTTAAACAGACCTTTTATGTCAAAAGAAATAATTGCATTGCTTGAGTCTTTAAAAAATAAAATACCGTCAGCATAATTAATAGCTAATTCACCATATTCTAAAGATGTTGGGGCAGCATTGGCTGTACCAGAATTCTTAATCTTAATTATATTAGCCATAAAACCTCTTACTTAAAAAGTACCACCATCAATTGTAGCAGTGTTCGCAGCAAGTGCTGCGAGCTGAGCGCTGTAGGCTTGAACATTTGAACCAATTGCAAGACCTAATGCAGTTCTTGCATCAGAAGCATTTGCAGAGCCAGTACCACCGTAAGCAATTGCTACAGCAGTTCCTTGCCATACACCTGTCCCGATAGTTCCTACGGTTGTAAGGTTTGAGGTAACAACACTTGAAGCCAAAGTTGTATTTGAAAGTACTGCTGAGCCCCCAATGTAGAATGACTTACCAGAAACAATATTAAAGTGCTCAGAAGATGTCCAGGCATCAGTAGCATCAACCCAGTTCAATGTCTTGTCTGTTGCACCTTTGATTGTAAATCCAGCACCATCAGCTGTCGTGTCCGTTGGTGATTCAACATTGGCAAGAACAATATTCTTGTCCTCAACAACAATTGTTGCTGTGTTAAGAGTTGTTGTATTGCCATTAACAATCAAATCCCCAGAAACTGTTAGGTTATTGCTAATCGTAACATTGGCTGGGAGACTAAGTGTAACTGCACCGACACCAGAGTTTGATACTGCAATTTCATTAGCAGTTCCCGTCAGACCCGTTACAAGGTTTGTTGCTCTATCACTAACTTGTGAAGCAGTGATTGAAATTGATGTAGATGCAGCATTGGTCAAACGACCCTGAGCATCAACTGTGAATGAGCCAACAGCAGATGCGTTACCATATGTAGCAGCTGTAACGGCGGTATTGTCAAGGTTAATGGTAATTGTATCGGTTGCCCCAGCAGTTGCTGTAAGACCTGTACCACCTGAAATTGTCAGGGTGTCACCAGATGTAATTGTCTGACTCGTACCACCATCGCCAGCAAGGGTGAATGTTGTTGTAGCATTAGATACGGCACTATCAACATAAAGCTTAGTAGCTGCGTGACCGTTTGCAGTTGGAGTTGCGACAATCGTTGCGCCATTAAATGTCTTGTTGCCAGAAACTGTTTGATCAGTTGTTAAAGTAAGAAAAGCACCAAGACCGCCAATTACTTCAATAGTAGTTGCAGTTCCACCTGCACCACCAGTTCCTTTACCGTAGTAAAGAATATTATCTACTTCGTTAAATGCTAATTCTGCATTCTCCAAACTTGTAGGTGCGCCAGCACTGCCAGTCGCCCTTCTTTTGATTCTCAGCGTATTCGCCATTAGTAATTCCCTCCATCCATTAATAGATTTGCTGCACTATGAACATGATCTGCCCTAGCCGCTAAATTGCTTACTCCAACACTTGCAGCTCTAGTGACATCGGCTGGATCTGATGTAGCAAAAGAAAGTGATGCTAAATTAATTGTTCCAGAAGATTGAGTTAGGACTGTTGTATCATTCGTTTGTACGGTTACTGCTGTAATCTCAGAAGCAACCGTAATATTTGAGACATCTGTAGATACAGACAGGGATGTTATGTCACCGCTAGATAATTGAACGGTTGTGATGTCCCCAGCCATTACCTACTTACCTCACCAGTCACTGTTACTGTTCCAGTAATTAGCGTGGTGATAACGGTGCCATTAGTTTCTTGAAAATCATAAACATATGTCCCTGCAGCAATATTCGCTGTAGCCGCAGCGGTTAAAGACATGACAACGATGCCATTAGCACCGTTTGTAATTTCAGATGTAAATGTCGCTGCAGCCGTGTCAGAGTTTCTTTTCTTTCTAATCTGACCAGTGTAAGTTCTAGATGTAATAGTTACATTAGCATTAGCACTATTTCTAATGCGTAGCTCATGAGCATAAGTATCGCCTTGATAAATAGTAATATTTCTAGTTGCAGCCATAATATCTCCTATATGATATTATCAAAGATTAGTTATGTCAGCAATTTACTTTTTAGATGCAACCCATGCAGCAACTGCTTCAGGAACAGCATCACCGCAAACATAACGCAAGTGCCAAGGCTCTTCTGGAACCACTTCCCAACTGAA